TAATGTTAAAAATGTTGTAGCCATATCTCGCCCAAATTAAAGAAGGGGGTAGCCCTAACTAAAGAAACTACCCCACAGTACTTTATGCTAACGCATCTCTCGCAGCGGAGGATGCTTCTGCTCCAGCTTCATTGCAATCAATGAGTGTAGCATAGACACGAATCCTTCCTGTAGAAGGTGCTGCTCCTGCTAACAAAACATCAATCGTATCAGTAGTTGATACAAATTGTGTATAGGTTGAAGCAGCTGAACCAACAACTGTGTTAGTCTGACCGTTCGTACCTTTTGCACAGAAACCTGTTGATGTTACGTCTGCACCATCAATAATGTCATCACCTGCTGCAAAGTCGATATCAGCAGTTACAGAAGAGTTAAATGCTTTCATAACTTCTGCACCAGCATTAAGTATAAGTACTCCTGCTGGTATTTCTAGAAGTTGAAAGATATCTCCATCTGCTCCTGAGTATCCTTTTGCAACCATATCATCAATGTCAAGATAAGCCTCAACATTGTACATGAAATGGTGGGTGTTTTGACCTGGAAGAATCGCAACGCTGTCTGCTCCTACGCCTGTAGTAGAGGAGCTTGTCATATCATAAGTAGCCATGATCTATTCCCCTTAACCTGCTATGTTGTAGTGAGCGCGAACAAGTGCTTCAGGACGAAGAACTTTGCGACCATACAGATGCATACCACGAACGATGTCAGCAAAGCTGTCATTGTCACGATAAGATTCAACCTTTTCAATCTGCGAAGCAGTTGCAACAGCAGAGTCATGACCAGCAACAATAGCACCATAATGTGCGCTTGAACCATTAGTATCAATGGTAGCTGGACCTGTTCCTACTGAAGGAAGGTTGTTTGACATATAAACTCTGAAACCACGAACCATGCCAGAAATGATACGACCATTACGAAGAATGTCTTTATCACCTGAAGCAAAGTCATTGTTCAATAGTTTGGAGTTTTCGTCATTAAGCTGTTCAGCGAATACTGGATCGACAACAACCCAACGTCCATCACGGTCAACATTTTGCTGATCGAGTAAACGAGCCATACGGTTTAGCACTTCCAAAGGAGTTGCTTCACCAGTAGATCCGTCTGGATGTAGAGCTATTGAGTCGGTAGCAGCACCACCAGAAACAAAGCTGTCACGAGCAATTAACATAGAAGCTAACAAACCGTTGGCTGCTGCTCCTGCAATAGGATCAGTACCTGATTTATCAGCAGCTACTCTAGCAGTTCCAGCAACAGTACTAATTGTAGCTTGTTTGAAACCTGTCAAGTAACCTAATACTTCCATGTCGAACTGATCTTTCAAGCGATATCCTGCTCGATCAGTTGCCATTGACTCAAAGTTCACATGAGAGTGAGCTTCTTCAATGTCATCGATTTTAAAAGCAAAGTAGTTAGCTTTGTCGATAACAAGTGAGAAATCATCGTCTTCAAGATCTTGTGGAGTTACTTGAGTTCCACGAGCATACTCTTTGACTGTGATTTCTGGTTCTTTGATGATACGCACTGTATCACCGAAATTTGCGATTTCACCAAAGTAATCACTGTTGGTAATGTCCTCGCATATGCTAGTCTTACGGAATGCCGACTGAACCTTCTTACTGTAAATTACAGGTGAGAAGTTGCCATTCGACAGGTTTCCATAACCAGCAGCTGTCTTAAAAGCCATTAATTATCTCCTATGTTGGCTATAAATAAGTTCAGGGGCATTTATTCTTGGGTATCCATAAGGGGCCAATGCAAAATGGTGTACCTTTTACTTATGGGTAGTGAGAGTTTACTTAGTTGTCCTAATAAAAGGGGTAAATAAACTCTATTAAGTGATGACGTATTATATCATATTGAAAAATACTTGTCAAGTAAAAAATTACCTAGCAGCACCACTTTCGTCATAATCAAAGTTTCCTGAAGATATAGCTTCCTGTATTTCATCTGAGAACTTTTCCCACTGTTGTCCAGAAAGTTTTCTTACTTTAGATTCAGACCACTTTGTTTTACTATTACCAGTAGGTTCTGATGTTTTCCTACGAGTATTAACTGTTCTAGCTGCTTCTTTAGGGTTAGATTCACCTCTATCGTTAGCAGTTTCTAATTTATATAATGTGATCGCTTTAGCAGCAGCTTCAGGATCATCATCGTTTTCATAGAGAGCCTGTTGTATCATTTTGGGTTGTTTCTCAGCCCACTCATGAAATTCTGAACTAGATCTAAGCTCATCATAATCTGGATGTATTTTGCTTAGTTTAGTTTCAGCAGCTTCTCTATTTACTTTTTGTTCTTTTTGAGCTATGTAAGATAATTTTTCTTCTATATCCTTAGTGCTTTCTCTAGCTTTCTTAGTAGCAATAGTTTCTACTACTTTAGCTACATCAGGATACTTATTAGCCCAATCTTCTATTTCTTCATCAGTTTTAGGGAGCCTTACTTGGGTCTTAGTGAGTTTAGATAGCTGATCTCTAACAGCCATAACTTCTTTTCTATGCTCATCCTCTTTCTTTTGTAGGTGTCTTCTAAGATCTCCATAACGCTTTTTAAACGTCTTTTCTTCTGGATGTTCAGGTTCGGCTTCTACCTCTTCCTCTGATCCTGCTCGTTGTTTTTCTAGTTCTTCTATTTCTCTTTCATCGTCTTCTATTGTATTTTTACGATATTTCATCGTAGTTACTCGTGTTGGTTCTACAGTCATGTCTGACATTTTTTACTCTCCTCATTGGGGCTATTAGTGGCTCTACCTTATTGTAGAGGGTAACAGGTAGCCGATTAAAAAGTTTTTATTCTACATATTGATTTGATAAATTATCAATTTGTGCTTCTATTATATTCATTTTAAGTTGTCTAGATAAAGGTTGTCCTTTATTACCACCTTTTATATAAGTAGCTTTATCTGGTGTAGTAGGTTGACCATCTGCTGTTCTAAAATTTTGAAGATGAGAACCTACAGTAGAACGAGGATCAAGATCAAAAGATCCATCTTCTCTTTCTATAAAAGTATCTGCTTTCATTTTTTTCTGAACATCTTCAAAACCAGTCATATCTATACTTCCTAGCTGGGTTACAAAGTTATCTTTTTCTTCTTTTGTAAAAAATCCCTGTTGTCCAGTTGTAGGTGCAGGATCAGTAGAATCTACCTGTGTATCTTGTATAGGCATTGTAGATGCTGTGTCTTCTTCTAGGTCAGGTCTACTAAAGAAAGACTCAAGACCTTCTGTTCCTCGTCTATCTCCTTCTACCTTTCCATATAAATCATAGTGTTGTTTGGCTACATCGTCATACGTTGTACCTTCTTCACTAGCTACTCTACTTTCTGCATTTCTAAATACATCTTTATTTTTAGTAAGATAATCTAATGACTCATCACTAATATTAGGTTGTGTTTCTAATATTTTAGCTGCATCATAATATCCTTCTACTCCTGCATATACTTTAGGATCACCTTCTTCATTTACAAGATCAGGTAATCTCTGTTGTGCTAAGTATAAGCCATCACCCATTCTATCTTCATTTTTACCAAATTCATTAAAATGTTTTAAGGCAGCAGCGTCTATTTCTGAACCCTCCATATCTTCTCCTGCATCTCCTAATATGCTTTGTGCTACATCAGAGTTTTGAGATAAATAATCCATCGTTGCTTGATTAGCTCCTAGATTAAATAGATTACTTCTTAAATCTTGATCAGGTTGCATTAAACCTTCAGGAACACTTGAAGTAGCAGGAGCTTCTGACTCAGCAGGAGCTTCTGAAGCAACAGGACTTGCTGATGGAGTAGAAACAACACTAGGAATTGGATCTTCATCAGAAACACCTTCATTAACTTCTACATCTGGTTGTGATTCGCCAAAGTTATATTCGTCATCCATCATTGCACCACCATCTTGCAAATGTACTGGAGTTCTCATTAGTCCACCTTGTGCAACAGTAGCTACAGCATAGGCAGGTTTACCTTGTAGTGGGTTAGGTCTGCTATTACGTTCTTTAATATACTTATCAATAAACCCTACACCAGCTACATAAGTTTTATCTTTTTCTGGGCTTAGTTCTTTTTTAATTTCTTTAGTTATTTCTTTTTTAAGAGGATCAGCTTCATTTTCTGAGTCAGTTCCTGCATCTCCTACGTCTGCACCTTGTCCTCCCATCGCACTAGGAGCATCTGAACCTGCAACTCCTCCAGCAGCATCTGATTCAGAAGCCTGAGAAGGACCATCTCGACCTCCTGTTTCATTACCTTCATTTCCAAAAAACACTGGAATACCTTCTGGACTTAGCTTTTGCTCACCGTTCTCATCTAATCCTCTACCTGCTTCCTGTAGAGCTTTGATCTCATCTTCCTGTAGGTAAGCCATTAAATGAGGTACACCATTAAATTCTTGAGCTACAGGAGCATTCATCATAGGTGCTTCTGGCATTGGTTCAACTTCTTCTGAAGGCATCTCATCAGCTAACTCAGGGGGCATAGCCATTTCAGGTTCTTCAGATGGCATCTCTTCCATCATCATATCTTCCATTTGCATAGGCATACCACCTTCTTGCATAGCCATTCTAAGACTTCCGTCTGGTCCTATAACCATACCACCTTCAGCCATTACTGGTTTATTCTCTGGATTAAGTATGGGGGAACTAACTGGACTATCTTTATCAGTCATACCACCCTCTGCCATTTGAGTCATCATGGGATCTACCTTTTCTATTTGTACTGTTTCTATTATTGCTACTTTATCGTCAGATTCTTCTTTCTGATCTTCTTGAGGCTTTTGAGGTCTACCATCCTCATCTACGTCTACTATAAGTCCTTCATCCTCCATACAAGCTAGACCATGTTTAGCCTCTTGCATCATTGCTCGTATTTTATCTAGCCCAACATATCTTACGACATCTGCTGGTATTACAAATTCTCCCTCAGAGATCATTGCAGGTATATCGTCTGCTACTTCTGATGGTGTTGAACCTACTGGTGGATCGTTTTTCATAGTTGTACCGCCCTTGTTAAATGTGCCTTTTGCTAATTCTGGAGACATCTGTTTATGTAATTTTTTATCATACTCTCTTAATTGTTTGTGCGTATCTGCTGAAGTCCATTTTTTACCACTATCTATTGCTTTTTTTATAGCTTCTTTTTCAGATACTATTTTACCATCATACACTGTTGGTATTAAGGTAGGTTTACCGTTATTTAATTTTTTTATTTTATCAACCTGTATTGTAACAACAGTATTAATATATCCATCTTTATCTTGTCTTGTTTTACCTTCTTTAATATTATTATAGTGATGTTCTAAAACAGGGTCCATAATTACGGATACTTTCTATCTGCTGCTGCTTTAACTTCAATCTGCATATCTCTTATCTTTCTTAACATATGCAGTTTACCTTGAGCTTTCCACATTTGCACTTCACTTTCTCCTTGCTCAAACTCTCTAATTA